CGACGCAGGCCTGGACGTGTCGCTGGAAACCTCCGGCGCGCTGGACGTCAGCGCGGTCGACCCGCGCGTGTCGCGGGTGGTGGACCTGAAGACCCCCGGCTCCGGCGAACTGGCCCGCAACCGGCTGGAGAACCTGCCGTTGCTGACCCGCCGCGACCAGATCAAGTTCGTGCTGTGCAGCCGCGAGGACTACGAGTGGGCGCGCGGCATGGTCGCCGAGCACCGCCTCAACGAACGCAGCATGGTGCTGTTTTCGCCCAGCAAGGACCAGGTGAGCCCGCGCCAGCTGGCCGACTGGATCGTCGAGGATCGCCTGCCGGTGCGCTTCCAGATGCAGCTGCACAAGCTGCTCTGGAACGACGAACCCGGCCGCTGAGGTCGGCTACCGAGCGCGCAACGACCGCTTGCCACGCCTTATTTTCCATTTTTCATCCCGGCGTGGGACAGCGTGCTGGCTCCCGCAACCCACCGGAAATACCATCATGAAAAAAGCAGTCGTCCTCCTGTCCGGCGGCATGGACTCCGCCGCCGTCATCGCCATCGCCCAGGAGCAGGGCTTCGCCGTGCACGCGCTCAGCGTGCGCTATGGCCAGCGCCACACCTCTGAACTGGACGCGGCCGCCGCGGTCGCCCAGGCGCTGGGCGTGGTGGCGCACAAGACCGTCAACGTGGACCTGCGCAGCATCGGCGGCTCGGCCCTGACCGATGACATCGACGTACCCGAGGCGGGCGGGGAGGGCATTCCGGTCACCTACGTGCCGGCGCGCAACACCATCATGCTGTCGGTCGCACTGGGCTGGGCCGAAGTGCTGGGCGCCAGCCACATCTTCTGCGGCGTCAACGCCGTGGACTACTCCGGCTACCCCGATTGCCGCCCCGAGTTCATCGCCGCCTTCCAGGCCCTGGCCAACCTGGCCACCAAGGTCGGCGTCGAAGGCGCGGGCATCCAGGTGCACGCGCCGCTGCAGTTCCTGAGCAAGGCCGACATCGTGCGTGAAGGCGTGCGCCTGGGCGTGGACTTCGGCCTGACCGTGTCCTGCTACAACGCCGACGACACCGGCGCGGCCTGCGGCCACTGCGATGCCTGCCGCCTGCGCGCGCAGGGCTTCACCGATGCCGGCGTGGCCGACCCGACCCGTTATGCCTGAGCGATAAGTGGTTTCGCCAGAGCGCCTTGTGGGTTAGAATGCGCACCCCCGGCAGCGATGTCGGGGCATGCAATGGGCCGTTAGCTCAGTTGGTAGAGCAGAAGACTTTTAATCTTTTGGTCGATGGTTCGAATCCATCACGGCCCACCAATTGCATCAACAACTTAGGCGCCCAATGGGCGCCTTTTTTGTGTCTCCGGGAAAATTGCCGGGAAATTTCAGCTATTTGGCGTGGTTTCACATCGTGTGCGGACTGGAAGCCCTGCGCCGCGATGGGGTGCAATCGCCAGCTCTCCGCTACCGCGCCTAGACCTACGCGTGACGGCCCCCGCTATCGATGATCCTCTGACGCAGTTCTTCGATCCGCTCCTTCTTCCCACACAGCTGTTCCAAGGTGTACTCGAAGATCTCGAATGCATCCATCAGTGGCGCGCGAGTGACCTCCTCTCCGTGTGACCCAAGATTCCCAATGATCCGAAGGGCCGTGAACGAGGGGGCATGATCTGCGTTTCTCTGCTCTAAAAGCTCGATGCGCGCATTTAGGTTCAAGGAGATCATTCTGTCCCCGTTTTTCTGTCGCTGCCGGGGAACTTTCAAATGATCCAGAAGGTATTCAGTGCTGGCGCGCAATCGGTTGGCGGATGCCCCCTTGTCGCTCCAGAAGTGCCCAGACGCCAGCCTGATGCTTTCCACAACGTCCAGCGGTACTTCGTCAGGCATGTCAATCAGCCAAGGCGCTGGGAAAAATGTACGCGGCTTTAGTAGCTGGCGGGAGACCGTGCCTCCTACCTCCTCGTCGTACTGTTCGTCCCAATTGCTATCACCAGAGACTGTGGCCACTTCGCCGCACTTTGCGTTGTCGCAGATCAGGGAAAGCCAAAACCGCTCGACCTCGAAGCCCACCTCCCAATATGCATCGCCTTCTCGCCCTGCGATTGAGTAAGTAGGTTCTTTGATCACCGGACCTTCATTGGGTCTAAGCCTTCCCGCTCTACATGTAGGACAGACGAATGCGGGGAACTCATCGATCTCGTAAGCGCTCCGCCATAAATTTCGGTCAACAGTCATTCGAAGTCCGTTTCAAGATGTGAAGGTCGATTCTGCGGGGCTTGTCCGTAGCCCGCAACCCTGCGGCCGGAGCACGCTTTCAAGTTGATTAGTGGGGATCAGTTAAAGGCTCAGCGCTTGCGTGGTGGTTTCACGAGCGGCACTTCGTGGTCGTACAGCTGTCGCATCGCTTCGGATTTGTGCCCGCCGGATGCCTTGTTCTCGCTGTCGGTGATGCCGCGATGCTTCAAGCCGTGCAGAGCGAACCGCTCCGACTCGGTGATCACGCCGACACGCATCGCTTCGGTGATGAAGCGCTGCCAGGCACTGTCGAGTGCGGACTTGCTGATCGGGTTGCCCGATCGCTCTACCAGCAGGAACCGATCCTGTGCGCGCAGGGGAATCGGCCGCTCGCGGCCTTTGCGGTTCCAGATCCGACTGCGCCGATCTACGAGCTCGTCCCACGCCTCGGTCATCGCCGCGTCCCACTCGGTGACGTTGTCACGCGAGCCCTTGCGCCGGTTGCTGTGGATCCCATCGGCTTGGCGATGCGCATCGGTGAGGGTGCAGACCTCGATCCCGCGCAGCCGCACGCTGTATGCCAGGACCATCACCGGGGCGAGGTAGGACGGGAAAGCCCCGGGCTGGTTGCTGGCGTATGCACCACGCTCGCGCGCGAACTGCAGCACGGCCTGAAACGCCTCCTGCGTCGGCATGCGGAACTCCTTTCGTTCCTTGGCTTGCCGCACGCCCTGCGCAGGATTGGTTTTGCAGTAGCCCATGCGGATACCCCACGCCATCGTGCGGCGCAGGTACCGGTGGAGGTGGTTCGCCTTGCTAGGTGTCGCCGGCAATGCCCCCTGGCAGCCGGTGGCCTTCCGCCCGCCGGCGAAGGTTTCGACCAGACGCTGCACCACCGGGGTGGTGATCCGGTCGACCTGCACCGCGCCAAGCAGGGTGCCGTCCTTGCGGACGTAGTTGGCCAGCACCTCGGCGGCGGCACGGTAGTTCTTCTGCGAGCCTGTTCCCAGGTCTTTGAACTCGGTGGACTCGTGGAAGCGTTCGAACAGAAATCGCAGCGTGCCTCGGGCCGTACCGGTGCGGCGCTCTTCCATGATTGCGTGCAGGTCCGATAAGCGGGCACTGGCATGGGCGACCGTCCGTTTGACGGGACGGCCGCCTTCGGCATCGAGAATGTGGGTGTACCAGCGGTTGTCGTGCCAGTAGATCCCTCTCGGCAATGCGTCCTGCTCGATGTGCCCCGGGATGTCGGGGTTGAACTTCCTTTTCCGGCCGCGTGTCATCAGATCAATTCCTCCTCTCTCTCAGGATGGGGTGGCGCCGGGCCAAGCCCGAGCGCGGCGTTTACCACGTCGAGGGTGGTCCAGATGCCGCCATGGCGGTCGTACTTGTACCGGATGCCTTGCTTGTCTGCCCAGCGGCGCACCGTGGCGGCGCGTGGTGGGGGCCCCTCCGGGGAGCAGATCCGCTGCAGGGCGGCGAACCGCACGATTCGGTCTGTCAAAGCTCTGATACCTCCATCCATTCCCGCCGGCGTTTCCACTGCCGGCGCATCTCTTCGCGCAGCTCTTCGGCGGCTGCAGCGCCTCGGCGCTGCGCAACACGGATGATCAACTCGTCCACCCATTTGCTGTTTCTGTAGCCCTGCCGAATCCAGTGGCGGGCCTCGCAGGCCCGCCGGTGCTCTTCCGTCGCGTCATCCACTACGCGGTGCTGCCACCACCCAGCCGCAGACCCAGCTGCAGGACCTTGGCGCAAGCGGTGGGCGCCGCGTTGGTCGTGGGCTGCAGCCCGTGCAGCTTGTGCCAGTGGATCCACGCGAGGTCGAAGGAGGCGCACTTCTGCGTGTGGCTGCAGCGGCATTCGATGAAGTGGCCACCCTTTGCCTCGGGCCGACGCAGATCAAGCATGTAGCGCGGGCGGTGGCCTTCAGGGCACGGCGGCAGCTGGCGGGAAGGGGTTTGCTCGCGCTGGGTCATTGGCGCTTTTCCCCAGTACCGGCCACCTCCTGCGCAGCCGCCGCGATGGCTTCACCTGCAGCGCCAGTGGGGCGGCGCGGCAACATGTTGGCGACGGTTATGGGGACGCCCGCGCGGTCCAGAAAGTCCGCCACGTCAGGGCTGACGGCAGCCTTTTCGAAATCGAACAGCGGTGGGCCTCCGGCCAGCGCCCAGCTGTTGCGGGTCCGGCGCTGCCAGCGTTGCTCCACCTTGCGGATGGTGCCCATCACCAGGAGCGCGGTGACGATGATCTCGTCGGGGCGGATCACGAACTGCAGGACTGCGGTGCTGTCCGGGTGCTGTGCAGGGTCCACGCCCTGCACCGTGATAGCCTGCGCGGCGGCGGGTCCGGTGCCTGTTTGCTGCGAACATGGTGTGGCGGCTGGGTGCAACTCAGTCTGCTGTTTCATGGCTCTTCTCCGAGCTTCGTGGTGGGAAGGCCCAGCGGTGGCGTTGGCGCGCCCCGGCCGGACCCGTTTTGCTTACAGCGTGTCGGCGAAGTCGTCTGCCGGCACATCTACGGCGCGGTGCGTATTGCCGAGCACTTCGCGCAGGTCGCCGGCGATGTAGGCGGCAACTGCGGCGACGTGATCGAGGGTGATGGGCGAGGGCTGGTTGGTGTCCAGCAGGGAAAGCAGATCTGCCGCCTGCTGGGCCTGCCAGAGCCGGTCTACATCGAGCTCGTGCACGCGGTAGTGGATGCTGTTGAGCACCTCGGCAGGCGTGCGTGCGGCGTTGCGGATATGGGCGCTCATGACCGCGCCCTCGGGCTGGTCAGCGGATACGCCGCGCAGGCGTCGCCCCAGGCGATATGCACCTGGTCGATGGCGTTCTGGATGTCGGCCAGCGTGAGGGCTTCCGGCGGCTTGCCGGTGGCCACCAGGCGCGCGAACAGCGCCTGCCAGCAGGCGTGATTCCACTCGGTGCTGTCGGCGATCTGGCCGAAATACTGTGCGATCTGGCGCGCCGCGTGTGCGGGCGCAACTTGGGTGTCGTGTGACATCGGGGACGTCTCCTACGTTCGAGATTGGACCTCGGGGAGACGTTCTTAAGCGTCGCACCGAGGGTGTCGGGAGGTTAAGAACCGGAACGTAGACCGGCAGGCAGTTTTCCCCTTGCGGGTGTTGTATGGCTGCCGCCCTCCCGACGCATAAGACGTCGGTGCCCCTGCACTGCAGGCGCAAAAAAACCGCGATGCTGACGGGCGCGGTTGCCGCTACGTTCTCAGAGTTCTTAAGCTCCTTGCGGCGGACTTTGCTCCCGTCGAGCGGGGGTGTCAAGGCATGGGTGTCGCATTCCGCCTTACAGGGTCCGGAGGATGCGTTGAGCCCCGCGCGCGGGGGATATTGGCGGCTGACCCCTTGGGGCCTAGGATGGCGGTGCAACCCAACCATCCAACCCCAAGGGGCCAGCCATGAGCGATAAGAAAGACCGTCCGTCCACTCCATCTGGCAGTGACCACAAGCACAGCCATACGCCGCCTCTTCGCAACCCGCCGCCACCACCGCCGCCGCCCAAAAAGTGACCCTATGACCGCCGATGCCGACTACCCGCGTTCGCTCTACGAAGTCCGGATGGACATCTGTTACTCCGCGAAGGTCTTCGCGCTGCATGAGCGGCTGTATGCGCGCTTGGACAAGGGCATCAAGGCGATTGAGTTGATCGCCGGCAGTGGCGCGTTCTACGCGGTCACTGCCGGTTACACCGGCACCACGAAGGTCTGCGCGCTGGTGGTGACCACCTTCGCGCTGCTGAGCCTGGTCTACGACTTCGGCGGCCGGGCTCGTGAAATGCGCGGCGCGGTGCGCAACTATATGCAGCTGGCATCGGAAGTGGACCGAAAGGGTGCCACCGTTTCCTCTCTCGATAAGCGGTACGCCCTGCTCGGCAAAGATGCGCCCACCACGATCGATGGGTTGGCCAAGCCGGCCTACAACCAGAACTTGGCCACTCATGGCCTCTACAGCCACGTAACGCCGCTGAGCCGGTGGGAGCGCTTCCTGCAGGCGATTGCCTGATAGCTGAGGCGTGGTCATGCCTTGAATACCCAGCATTTGACCGTCGCCGGGGTGCCCATGTGCCCCCGGATGGCGCTGTTGACCGCGACGTTGGTATCCAGGCACTTATGCCGGCGCGAGTCGCGCAGCAGTGAACGCAGCACCTTGAGGTCTGCCAGCTGCTGCGCATGGTGCGCTGCCTTGGCGGCAAACTCGTTGAGGTTGATGGCGATCCGGAGTGGGTCGCGCGAATGGTTGACCACGGCCTGCCCGCCGTCGAGCGATTCCAGGTATTCGTAGACCTCCCAGAATTCATTCACCAGAGCGTTATCGGCGCTGACCGCGCTCTGGCGTTCCAATGCAGCGGCGACAAGCGCTTCGTGTGTGGCCGCGATGATGGTCTCAGGTATCGCCAGGACCAGCTGCAGGGCATCGAACAGGGCGAGCATCTGCGCGTGATTCTTGATGACACGCTCCATGCGCAGGTCATCGCGGCCGCGCAGTACGCCTTCATGGAAGCGCACGCGCTCCTTGAACGTCTCCAGCACCTGACCTTCCGCGCGTACGGCCCTGATCAGGAAGTGGCTCAGCTGCTCGACCTGCATCGCATTGAGGTTGTCCGCCGCGATTCGGCTGTCGGAGGTCACCTGTGGCTTGCGGAAGTGCAGCTTGACGATACGGGTCATGATCGCCTCGCTGGCGTCCACCGCTGCGTTCTGGCTGATGCAGATGGTGCCGAGGAAGGGCGGCTCGTAGGTGTCGTTTCCACCGTTGCGCACGCCGCGCGTGGCGAGGGTACCGCCACCGTAGTAGTCCTTCAGTTCGTCCCATTCGAACGATTTGGCGTGAGCGCGGTCCGCGTCGCTGCGGTCGGCTACCAGCAGCACCACCGGCATGCCGGAGATCTGGCCCATGGCGCGGGCGCGGCCGGCCTTGGATGACTTGGCCGGGTCGAAGCCCTCGTAGTCGCTGCGGCCCAGCAACTTCCACAGGAAGGTGAGCAGGGTGGTCTTGCCCGCACCGGCCTCGCCGGTGGCTTCCAGGAAGGGGAAGGATTTGGTGCTGCTGCGGATCTGGTTGGCGAACAGCGAGCCGAACCAGAAGGTCAGCGCGACCATGCCGTGGGTGCCAAAGCACGTCCACAGCCACGGCAGCCAATCGGTGCGGAACTGCTCGGGATCGCGCTGGATATCCAGACGGATGGACTTCTGTGTGGACTTCACCCGCAGATTTTTCAATTCGAAGTAGTCCTCCTCGTTGGCGTAGCTGAGCTCGCCGGCACGCACTGCGATATCGCCGAGGATGTAGGAGGCGTGGTCGGCGCTGTAGCCGACAAAGTCGATGGTCTGCACCTTGGTAAGGTTGAACAGGTCATCGCGATTGATGCAGTCCATCTGATGGCCGGTACCGGTGAAGACCGCACCCTGCGCCATACTGATCAGGCGCTTCTTGAACTCGCTCGCACTGGCGACCTGGGCACCGGTAAAGGTGCCCTTCACCGGTGGCGCATCGTGGGGAAAGCTGACGCGGTAGAAGTACCAGCTTTCGTCGGTCTGCTCGTGGCTCTGGAAGTAGAGCGGCTCGGGGTAGCAGTTGGCGATCTCTTCAACGCTGCAGCATGCGCGGCGGATCTTGTCGGCCTCATCGTCGTCGAGCTCTTCATCAGGATCTTCCTTCTGCTTGGTGCGCTCCGTGCAGAGCTTGTCGAACTTGACGCTGTCGAAACGAAACCAGTACAGCCGGCTGCGGTGTTCAAAGTGGAACTCGCGGCGCTGGCGATGTGCGTACATGAGCACGCCCTTCTCGATGGCGGTCTTCGCCAGGAGGACGTCACCGTGGTAGCGCGCCTCGGCAATATCCGTCTCCCACTGCGCCTGCTGCTGCTCGGTGCTGCTGACGGCCAGCGAGCGCAGGTGCAGGTCGTTCCAGTCGGTCTTCTTGCCGGCCTGTTGAGGGATCAGCGCGGCACGGCATTTGAAGCCCAGCGCCTCGGCGCGGCGTGCGTGCTTGCGCACGTACTCGCGCGCGCCGGGCTCGTTGTCGTAGGCCCACACCAGCGCCGGCAGGTCACCAGGGCGCATGTCGCGCAGTGCTCGCAGGGATTGCTCGGGGTAGGCGTTGCTGGACATGCCTGACGCGGCGACGTGGCCGTGTACGATGAGGGCAATGGCGTCGAAGATGCCTTCGGTGATCCAGAGCTCGCGGGCGGTCGTCAGCTGCGCGTTGGCGGCCGGGGCGATCCACCACATGCCGGCGTAGCTCTGGCCCGGCATGAACCGGGCCTTCTGCTTGCCGAAGCGGTGAGCGCGATCGATCAGCCGCTCCCAGTACCCGCCCTTGTCCAAGGGGAACCGCACGGTCGCAGTGCCTTGGTTGATGGTGCGGTCGTGGTAGCTCTCCTGCGTGTAGAGGCCGCGCAGTGGCGCCAGGTCGAATCCGCGCGAGTACTGCAGGTAGGCGTCGGCGGCGGCGTTGGGCGCCGTCTCCGTGCGTACATGGCGTTTGGACCAGTCATCGAAGAGGTCGTCGTACACGTCCTTGACGTTGAGCTCGCGCCCGCATTTTGCCTGCCGGCCACAGCGCAGCACCCACGGCTTGAGGTAGTTGGTGTAGAGCTCCTTCTTGCCGCAGTAGATGCACTTGCCGCCACGCATGTAGTCGGTGCCAGCACGGTGCTTGAGCCCGTAGTCCCGCTCGATGCGCTGCAGGACCTGGGCGCGGATGTCTTCTTGCATGGTGGGCTCAGGCCTTGGTGCTGCGTCGGATGCTGCTGGTGATCGGTTGGTTGCGAGCGCGAGGTGTGGTTACCACTTCGACCTTTCCCCCTGATTTGCGGTACGCGGCAAGGTGGGCGGCCAGCACCGCGGACTCGCGCGCCTTCTCGCTGGGGTCAGATGGCACGTAGCCGGATGGCGCCCTGACGAAGGTGGCCAACTGAGCGGTCGCCCATGCGCATCGATGGGTCATGGCCGCCCCCCGGTTTGAACGACACCGCAGTCGTTCAATTCGATGCCGGCATCGGTGGGTACGACCAAGTGATCGTCGGCCTGGCTGCAGCGCACCAAGCCCATCGCCATCAGCTGCCACACAGTGCTTGTGGCGTATGCCTGGCCGTGTTCGTCCGGGTGTGAGGAGTCGCAGCCCACGTAGCCGCCGGTGCCAGCCGTCAGCCCTTTGCAGCGGATCGTGGATTTCAGGCAAAGCTTCGCCGCTGGCGGCAGAGCCGCCATTTCAAGAACAGGCATGGGTTGTTACCTCAGTGGTCTGCGGGGATCGGCAGGGTGTCCAGCAGGTCTAGCTGACAGCCGCTGTGTTGGATCCGGTAGGCGCGCTGCGCGATTTCGCGGGCGTATGCCGGGCTGGGGGGAAGGTCAGATGGTGGTGCGTGCGGCAGGCCACTGGGGCTGGCGATGCCGGTGAGCTCGGTGTGGCCGGTGTATGAGGCCGCACAGACAGGATTGGGGCAGATGAACGAGTCGTGCCTCAGGTGTTCGTGGGTGAGGTGGCTGGTGCGCTTCACCAAGGCGGTGCTGCAGAAGTCGCATCTGAAAACCACCTTCCGACGTGTGCCGTGAGCAGACATGGTGCGCCTCAGTTCGTGCTGGCTTCGGCGGCGCCGGCCTTGATGCCCAGCGCGACGGCGGCGCGGTGCGCCTCACCGCGCCGGCCTTTGTTGCGGCCTGCGAGGACCACGTACGCCGCACGCGGTTCCAGTTTGTTGGCCCGGGCGAACTCGGCGATGGAGATGCCTTGGCGGTCGAGCTCGGCGCGGACTTCCTTAACGGTTTTCAGGACAGGTTTGGACATAGCAGGCACGAAAGGGTGAAAATTGTGTATGGCGGTAAAGATAGTTCGAAAAAACACACCAGTCAATGATCGGGTACGAAAAATGATAGATGTTGGGCATCCAGAGCACGGCGTTGGTCCCCGGCTCCGCGCAGAGCGTGATCGGCTGGACCTGTCCCAGGACACGCTGGGCACGCATGGGGGGAAGAACAAGCAGACCCAGATGCGCTATGAGAATGGCCTCAACTCGCCGACGGCGGCGTACCTGCACCGGATCAGCGAGCTGGGCATCGACATTGGCTATGTGCTGACCGGGTTCCCGTTCGAGCTGCGCGACGACGAGGCCGAGGTGCTGTCGCGGTTCCGCGCTGCTTCGCCTGAGCTACGTCGCGCTGCGTTGTCCGTCCTGGCCTCGGGCGGGGCGCCGGCTGCAGCAGCGCCGCTGGTTGGCGGCAGCAACTCTGGCCAAGTCAACGCGGGGCCGGTGACACAGCGGGATGTGAGCATCACCGTGGGGTCGAACAACCGCCGGGGCAGCAAACCATCGAAGTAAATATTGGGCAGCTGGTTGTGGCTTTCGGGGAGCGTAGCCAGTGCCGCAATGGGCAGTCAGAGGGGAACGCGTCAATTTGATGCATTGCGGCATCGAGTGGCGCAGCCTTCGACGTGGCTCACATTTCCGGCTAGAGGAAGTCTTGCATCAACAGGGGGAAGCAAGAGATGGCGTCAATGATTTTGAACTGGGTGAGGGCTGTTCTCGCTTCGCTTATCGGGCCTTAGGATCGGCGATACTCAGGTCTGCGGTCTTTGTAGCGGTAAATGTCAAAGTAGTTGTCGCCTCGGTTACGCGGCTTTGCTCTTTATCGACGCGGCTGCGGCCGTGGCAATGGCAGCTTCCTTCTCCGGGTTGA